TTTGAAATATATGGGATTCTCTAAGGAGAACTTTAACATGATGTAGTCCTCCTTCATCAGAGTGAACTTACGCTTGCAGCCTTCATTGATCAAAGTTGTAAGCAGGATAGCACCGGATATGTCTTTGATGTCGATTTGTTCCATAATTAAGTTTTGTGTGCCTTTACACAATGCTGAACAAAAGTATATATTTTATTTGAAAATCAAATATAATATCAAGGGGAATTTCTGTTATTGGGATTAGGCTCATTCAGCTTCAGCACGAATTTTCCTATGCCTTGCATGAATTGGCTGAACTGGTTACAGGAAATATAAATAGTCCTGTAAACTATATTGGGCTGATACTTTGTCTTTATTTCAAGTATTCCTTTATCCAACTCATTACAAAAGCTGTCATACCTTGCAAAGAATGTATCTTTATCAGGGGCTGTCAGGTTTATCTGTAATGTAAGATCGCGCTCGTCCTTTTTGGGATCAGCTGTTATCACACGCTTTCCATGCTCCATTCGGCTCTTGTTCTCAATGAACTCCTTATTGGGTGCTGGGGTCATGAGGGCGGACAGTGCAGTGTCATCCATGCTTATTCCCCATGTGGTATAAGCGTCCTTTCCATTAATAAACAGTTCTTCTTGTGGCATATTTATATACTTTTTGTATTTTTCGCTATTTCGTCAAGCTTGTTTCCAAACTTATAAATTAGTTTGGTGTATTTGTTAATACTTTCAAGGTGACCGTTGGATGAAATCATCAGATTTCTTATCTCAGTCAACATTGTATTGTTGTCTTTGGCAAATGAGGATATGGCTTGTGCCACCGCCAGCGTATTCAGCATGGCATTTTTTATTTCTTCTCCTGCAATCTGCAATGCTGTAAACCTACCGTTCAACTCTTCGCCTGTATCTTGACTCATTGCCTGAAAACCTTTGGATGAAGCTGACTGGGATGTTGATTCTTGCGAAATCTTGTCATATCCGGTTGCTGCGGCAAGCTCGTCACGGAGCTTCATGGCTTCGTCCACATAACCCATGTATTCATCCATCAGCTCCTTACGCTCATTATTGTCAAGCGTACCATCATCCTTCATGGCTTCACCGAATTTATCATACCATGTCCTCAGTTTGTCACTAAACTGTTCACCGATGGCATTTGACAGCATCGCCTGCATGAAATATTTGGATATGTCATCAGCAAAATCCTCCGCACTCTTCTCCATATCCATCAGACTGCTTATAAAACTGTCATACATGGAATCGAATGACATTCCGATCAGGCCCTCATAAAGACTGTCGGTCAGTTCTTCCAGTTTTCCTGCCTGCTCTATATAATCATCCAGCTTGTCGGTAACACGCTCACCGTAACCTCCCTTACCGGAAGATTCCATGATATCCCATAACCATACGTCCGACCGTAGAGCCTTCATCTGTTCGGGGGTCAGATTCCACAAGGAATCAGTGCCGGAGAAATCCTGCATGCCGGTAGCTTTTCTTGCGTGTTCCAGCATTTCATCCGTCCATTTCAGATAATGCTGCCAGCTGCCGTGGCTCTTATGATATCCGGCTTGCTCCTTTGCTATTTGCAGATAGTTTTTATTGACTTCCTCCTGATACTTTACAGCTTCCCTGTAAGATTCAACCGATTTCATTCCCTTGCTTGCCTTCATCTCGTCAGTCAGATCCTCGATGGCCGTTTGCAAAGTTCCATTCCTGTCCGTCAGCCTGTCTATCGTTTCCTGTACTTCCTTGGCGTTTCCACCTATTCCAAACAAGGAGTTGAAGCCTCCGAATGAGATTGCGTTCAGGATGTTTCCTATGCCGTTCCTCAATGACTTGCCGATTGTGACAAACAAATCCCCTGACAAGACATCACCGATAATTCCACTGACAGCGTTCAGAACAGCATCAAGCAGACCACCGACAAGATCACTTAATCCGTCTTTGAGTACGTCAATGATGGACAGAATCCATCCGACAATGGGGACCTCCTTAAGAGATTCTGACGTTTTTCCTATGACATCCTTGAATCCGTTCACGGTTTTGATAATTCCGCTATATGCGTTATACAATCCACCGGATGAAATCTGCTGCAAGCCTCCCAATAAATTTTCCATGCTTGCTTTCAGTATGGTGGCAGTATCAGTCACATTACGCTGGGCCTGATTGGCGATATCAGTCTGTGTCTTCACATTGGCGGATGCAATGTCAGCATTCTGCCGTGCTGTTTCAAGAGCGTTTGCTGCGGCTTGTTTCTCACTTTCCGTTCCGCCCTTCTGCGCTTTGGTGTAATCATCCTGTGATTTCTTTAGTCTTTCCAAAGCAGCTGTTTCAATCCCTATGGCACTGATACGATTCTGTTCTGCTATTTGATAGGCTTTTACATCCTCTCCAAGTTTCTTGAAGTTGACTCCACTTGTACCACCCAAAGACTTTTCCATCTGGCTGATGGCGTCAATCAATGATTTCTGGCTTGCCTGATCGGAGTTCTTGAACTTGTCAGTCCGTACATATTTTTTCGCTTCGTCCAAGGCGGGCTTTATCATGTCGGAAAACATGGAACCAAACTCACCGAACACAGTAACCCAATCTATATTGGCTTTTATGGCTTCTGTTTCCTTGTTCTGTATGGCAACATCACGTTGTTTCTCCAGTAACTTTACTTGTGCACTATTAACACCGTTTTCTTCCTGTGCTTTCCTTATTTTTTCCGCATACTCTTGGGCGATAGCCAATTTCTGCTGCTGGAACGTGCCATATTCTTTCAAGTAGTCGTTCAAAGCCTGTTGTTCGGCTTTCAGCTGTCCTTCAGTTACATCGGAAATATCTTTATCTCTCATACTTTCGGCATTGGTATAAGCTTCTGAAATTTTCTGTGCCTGCTTGTCGGTCAGCTTACCGTTACCGGCTTTGCTCCATTCTTCTTCCTGTTTTCTTATCGCATCAATCTGTTTCTGATAATCAAGGTCAATCTGTTTCAACTTCTTTTCCGTGCCTTCTCTCATCAGGTTGATTTCATCCTGTTGGTTCTGACGGTGAAGTGAAAGAAGTTGCCCGTCCAGCTTTTCCTGATTTTCTTTTTGCTTTTTTGCTAGATTTTCCTGCTTGGTTAAAGAACTACCAGTGATACCACCTAAATTTTTATAGGATTTTTCAGTTGTTTCTACCCGTTTCTTAGCCTCTTCATACTGCTTTGAGGTAAACTTGGATTTGTCCTTTTCTATTTCAGAGAGTTTCTTTTTGGCATCTTCCCACTCTTTCTTGGCTTTATCGTAGTCTTGTTTGTAAGTAGTTTTGTTTTTCTCTGAATCAATACGGGTTTGCTTGGCAGATTTTGCAGTATCTATGAGTGTTTTTATGTCTTTGACATTATAGATTGCTTCATCTGACAAAGTTCCCTCTACATCAATAGGCAAACGGAGTTTGATGGTTCCATTATCACCCTTTCCTTTGATTCTCCTTTCAAGTTCGGAAATATATCGGTCAAATTCCTTTACATCAACATTGTTCAAATTGGATATGAATTGCTCTGAAATGCCTTTCCCCTTGTCTTGTAACATAACGTCACGCATAGCACGCAATTCTTTCATCTTCTTCACATATCCATCAACACCTTGCTGCCCGGAAAGAGATTTCAGTAAATTTTCGTAATATTTGATTTCAGATTCAATATTAGAAAATTCTTTGGCTTGTTTTTCTCCGGCACGTTTTGCATCTTCCTCTGCAATCTGCTGCTTTAATTTGAGTATATCAGCAAGTTTAATGGTTTCAATGTCGTATTGAGCGAATATCTTTGGGTATTCTTTTCTCAACTCCGCCAAGCTCTGTCCTCTTTGTAAATCAGACAAAGCCATGTCACGGGAACTCTGTACAAGGAAATCAATTTTCTGCTTGTGTTCTTCCTCTTGTTTTTTAGCTTCTTCTTGCTGTTCGTTAAACCTTCTCTGTGCTTTTTCGGCTTCAGTTGCGGAATCATGGAAAGTCCACATGGCCGCACCAAGCCCTACAACGGCAGTCGCCAGCAAAACATAAGGACTGGTAAGCATTGCCGCATTGAGAGCCATTTGTGCTTTCCGTGCCAGTACACGGGCATTGGTAAGGGCTATCTCGGCTATCGTGTGTTTGCTCGTTGCGATAGTAGTAAGCATTACAGCAGTACGATATGCGCCATAAGTAACTACTAATCCAGCAAGTATCTTGCCGACTGTTTCGTAGTTTTCAATCAAAGAAGTAGTCATCTGAATGCCGTCCATAATTACACCTTCCGATTTCTCACCTAACTCGTTGAGAACACTATCCATCGCATCCTGCATCATAGAAAGCTGACCGTTTATCTCTTTTGAAGCGTTTTCGGACATCTGATAGAATCGACCACCAGCGGAAGTAGCATCTATAAATGCCTGCTGAACCATTTCTGCGGAAATAGCCCCCTTAGACATCTCATCTTTGAGGGTAGCGATAGACTTACCGGTCTTTTCAGACATGATTTGCAGAGGATTAAATCCTGCATTAATCATCTGATTGAGGTCTTGACCCATAAGTTTACCGGCAGCGGACATCTGAGAGAATGCCAAAGTCATAGAATTAAACTTTTGTGTGTTCCCCATAGAAACATCGCCAATAGCTTGTAGATAACGGGGAACTTTCTCGGCTTCAATGTTGAAACCAAGCATCATCTGCGTGGCTGCTGTTACATCAGAAAATTCAAGCGGAGAAATTTTAGCGAACTCACGAACTTGTGACATGAGGGCATTGGCTTTCTCTTTGTTTCCCAATAAAGTTTCAATAGCAGTGTCAGCAGCCTGGAACTCGCCACGTACACGAATCATTTCAGCACCTAATGCTTTCAGTACTCCAGTACCACCAATAACCGCCAAGGCTTTCTTCCAAGAAATAGCAATACCATTATTAGTTTCTACAACCTCTTTTGCCTCATCCTTGTAAAGGGCGTATTCATCACGTAGTTTTTTTACTGACAGACGTGCTTCTGCCTGTTGCTGGGTTAATCCAAATAAAGCTGCCTTTTCTTCATCAAGAGCTTTGCGGGCAGCATTGTATTCTTCTAACTTGCTATTTGCTGATAACGGATTCCTTTTCAATGCTATACGATAAGCATCCCCAAGTCGTTTTACATCCGCTTCAATATCCTTAACTACCGTTTTTTGAGCAAGAATCTTCTCTGTGAATCCATTCACGGCCTGGGAAGCATCGAAGATTTTCCTTTTGAATCCCGTTTCCATCTCCGCTCCAGCTTTGGCTGCATTAGTCACCAACTCATCCAATCTTTGGTTGGATGCAGCAAGTTGGGCATTCAAAGCCTTGAAAGCAGCAGGAGACTGCGTGCCATCCATGCTCATTAACTCCTGCTTTAATTTTGCAATTTCATTACGAAGTCTTACAACTTCTTCCCAGTCACTACCTATCTTAAAATATAATTTTGCCATATCTATTTCTTTTTCCTACGATTAGCCAATTCCTTACCACTGATTCTATTCACCTTCTGACCACCATATACTGCGCGTAATTTATCCCGTTGCATCATCAGCAGATTCCGATAAGGGATAATCTCAAACACTTCTGTATAACTCAGATGCAGCGTGTCAATCAAATGGGCTATCTGCCCGAAGAACGTTGTGTTTCCTACTGTTTCGGTCTTGCTGCCAACATCGACACGTTCCTCATCGAGCTGACACACTGAAAAGCCGAAATATCCATCATAGAGAAACAGACTCCCAAGGCATCTTTGACTTCTTCAAAAGTGCCGTTCTCCAATTCTTTGACCAAACTATCATTCCCGCAGATGAAGCATGAAATACCTTTCAGCATATCTTCAGTAGCTTCAGGAAGCTCTTTAATAGCTTCCATGACATTATCTCCAGTCATGCCGATATTGGAAAAATGATGAATGGCACGACAGATAATTTTAATTGTAGGAGGTTTAATGGTATAAACCATCCCTCCTATCTCCACATTCATGAAATCCAGCCCTAACAAAGCATCAGAAACCGTTTTTGCTGCTTGATTCATATTCTTAAACTAAAAGGGGGAATGGTATATATCCATCCCCCGGTTATCACTCTTGTGCTTTTACCAATGTTATCTCTTTTTTAAGAGTGGTATCAACTTCAGAAGGAGTGGTTTTAATATCTCCTGACTGAGTGACGTACCCCACTTTCGACACTTCATAGTGAACGGTAGCCCCAGCATTCACCTGCTTTGACTTGACCGTTGCACCGTCCAGCTTTACGGTCGCATCGGAAGGAGTAGGTACAATGGTTACTGTAGTTCATGCCTGCAAAGCTTTAATCTGCCCTTCTTCATAGTTATACTCAGAAGAAACACCTTCGATTCCCGGTTCCTGCACCAAGCCTTTTACAGCGATTGCAATTGCCTTATCCGTATTGGCTTCACGGGAAACAATACGGCATTTTGGGAAGATGAACCAGACATCATCATCGGTCAGACAGAACAATGCTTTGTTGATAATAACTTTATCCAAAGCACGCTTCCAACCTACATCTTTAGATGTTGCCTGAATAACATCGCCACCCATGAACGCTTTCTTGGTCTTCCAGTCATATTGTCCGATAGAGAAAGCGGGCGATACTTCTCCCGGCACATCATCGTAACGGTAATTCTTTCCCGTTAATTGGTTCTTGTACCCGGTGACAGAGGCTTCCGTTTCCTCAATCTGCCACGTTTCCCCGTGTACATTCAAAACCTCATCTTTCGCTTTGATAGCGGCTTGAATCAAAGTCTTTGCGATTTCGGGGGTAATGTCTGCCGTTACCTTATCAATGTCGGCAAACAAGATTCTTTTTATTCCTACTGCTGAAATCATAATCTTATAGTTTTACATTTATTACTTCAAATAAAATTCTCACATTCACGTAATGGCATTTCAAAGCTGTATCCGCTTCCGTGCCAATTGATTCGATAGAATAACGATAGGTTGTACCGTCATAGGTGCTTACTACATCATCAAGCAGCTTGCCAGCCTTTCTTTCGAGTTCGTTAAGCCGGATTGTGTTCGCTTCATTCTCGCTTAAATTGGGTACACATAGATTCACTTCTGCGAAAGATTTCTTCCAATACTTTCCCGGCTGTTGTTTCTTCGTGTGGATGACAATCCTTTCGGACTTCAATTCACCCGTCAGCGTTTCACCATCAGGCACTAGATCTATTCCGAAAGCCTTGCAGTCCCGGTAGAGGATGTTTCCTATGTCGGTAGTTACTATCATTCCACAATCTCCCAATCTTCTGCAAATACATCACTGATAGACGGAACCCATGAATCAGCGCGTCCGGTATTCTCATTGTAAATAAGACACTGGCTTGTGTAGTCAATAAAGCCCTTGCCTTTCAGAATAAGGTCTTTTGCTGATTGCGGAATAGATTGCATCTTGGGGATAATATCACTATCAATATGTGCTGGAACCTGTTTGAACACCATTAATCCTTTTCCGTTCCAACCGCTTCTACGAATTGGAAAACCTGCTTTGAGAGCCATAATAGCCATACCAAAATTCATCTTTATTACTTTTGCACCATCAGAACCTTGCATACGCTGTATGCGAGTATCAAGAAGCCGTATATAGTCGAACATTGTACAACACTGCATTTCCAGTAAACACTTGTTGTACATATCATTAACGACTTCATCCATTTTCCCTGAATCTATGAAAGCGGCTAACTTTACATATCTTCCATTGACTTCTTCGGCTTCTATCTGCATACGGTCAAGTGATGTATCGGCGAGTTTATACGCCTCCTCAAACGGTTCCGCTGGCGACCAACTCTCGTACCCGTCAGCATATTTAACGTGATAACCCATGCGCTTTGCATACTCTGCATCAGGCACTCTGCCAACTTGTAATAAACCTCTTTCATAAGCCTCGCCCATTGTCATAGGTTCTGCTTCAATCTGTTTTGTTCCAATGTACTTTTTCATTTTTCAAATTCTTCTTTTAATCGTTTCTCCGCAAATAAAGCAGCACTACTCAAAACATCATACCCTTTAGATTCTACGAATGATGCGTATTCCGCTTCGTTTTTCAATGTCAAACCGTCTTTATTGACATCGTAATCATTGGACGTTCTCAAAGTGAGTGTATGGTCTTGATAATCCCCATGTTCCTCTGCGTACTTCACGGCTTCATCGCCTACATCAATCATCTTCTTTTCGACCTCCCATTCTCCTTCATCGAAAAAGGAGTCGACATCTGAGAAATCGAAATCTACATCCATAATTCCGAGTAGTTAAAGTAGTTTGTACTCTTCACTGTATAAACTTCGCCTTGACCTCTTACGCTATCACCATCCATGCAACGTACTTCATCACCAGCCTTGACAGTAATTTTCTTCTCGCATACCACATGATAATTCGGACGATACACAGAGCCGTTATCAGATGAAAACTCTTTGGTAGTGTTATCATCACAACGGCATTTGCACACCTCCTGCCAGCTTTCACCACCTGTTCCGGGAATAGGTCTGCCAAACTCATCCTTATCCATTGGAGTGATAACTTTTACCTGCAATATGTGTGGAGCGAATATCATAAGAAAGTCACTTTAGGTTTGTTACCCAGTTCGTCTTTCAAACCGTACTGTTTACACAGAAATGAATAGTAATCCTTAATGCCTTGAATGTTCCAAGACATAGAAAAACCGCTTTCGCTGATGGAAGTGGCACGAAGCAATAGAGAGGGGATGAACTTCGCAATTGCCACCGACACCCGTGTTTGGCAATCCTCGTTCATCTCACCCCCTCCGCTTATCTTTGCGTTCAGACATATATCGAAAAGGTCAGCCTCCGACAAGTTAACGCCGAAGGTCTGAAACTTCTGTAATATATAATCGTTTACTGTCATGCGTTCATCTCACTCAAATCGAAGTTCACAATCAGGTTCGGGTTCGCAATCTGCGGAATCCATTCGGCTGTGTATTCCAGATAGCGACCATTGCCGTCCTTGTAACCTGAAATCAGCATATCGCCATCTGCCTGAGTGTAATTACGTCCCGGTACACCATCCACAGCTTCATAAGGAGTGTGGAAGCGCATATAACCGATTTTATCCTGCGGAAGCAGGGAAATACGACCATCTGCATAAATGGGGATATTCTTACCTGTTTGGTCTACCACATAATCTTCCTTGATTTCAATAGCCGGAAGTCCGATACCTGTAAAAATGGTAGAAGCCAGTTGCGAGGTGATAAGCCCGGTAGACATATACATTTCATTGCCTGTAAGCTGCATTTTGAACTTATCTCCAAATTCACTTGAACCGATAATATTCTTGACGAATGTGCCACGGCTCATAATCATTTTCGGGAATGTACCGTAGATAGCTCTCAATTCATTAAGTGTTTGCTGCAAGTACGTGATAAAATGGTCTTTATCTTCAGTGCCCGGTTTGATGAACTTGAAGGGTAAGTCGATGTTCAGTAATTCAACACCTCCTGCGTTTTTGTCCTTATTCTTCACGCTTGCTGCTCCAGTCATCAACAGAGAGCCTACAATAATATCCATACGCTTGTGGGCTGCAAGAAGTACCTGACGATAATCGTCATAGATAAAATCCACGATTTCACGCATGGCTGCTTTCTGGTCTTCCGGTTTGGCGGCATTATACTTATCTATCAAGTCCTGCAAGTCAGACAAACGGTCGATTGAGATTTGATAGCGGTCACCCAAATAGGCAATCTCACCATATCCGGAACCGATATTCCTGCGTTCACGGATAGGCTTTTCGCCATAACGGGAGTTGATGGAACCAGCCATCACGCCAGTAACCTGACCGATGTAGTCTTTAAATACACGAGTAGTAGTCCTACGGAAGCCCAAATACTGCTGCCAATAAATTGTGTCCTTTCTTGTCTTGAGGACACGCTGAATCACTGCATTTACAATGTTCGGGTCATTAAACAATGTATGAATAGTTAGCATCATATATTAGTCCTCCTTTCTTTATTTTGCCATTATACCTGCGTTTTTCAACGCTGTCAATAATCCGTTAAAGTTTTCTACCGACACCGTACCAGATGCATCATTCACTTTGGCTGCCTGCTTTACACCTCCAAGAGCAGAAGTCGTAGCTGCTGTTAAAGTATACTTGTTAGCTTGTGCTGCAACCCCATCCAATTTGACTTTATCTTCCTTACTCATCAAACCGTCCTGACTAGAAGAAGCCTTAGGAATAGATACGGCTTCTTTTTCTTGTTTGACATCCAAAGCGTTAAACTGGAAGTGCGGCATATTCGCCTTGTCAATATCTGCGAAAGGCATTACCAGCTTGGTCGGTTCGATTTCAAACGCACGCATCAAAAGGGAAACCAATACTATGCCATCCTCTACCTGCTTCCTTTCATACAGAGCTGAATTTGCGATAACTTTGGGCGTTGTACCATCTGCGGCTGTCGCTTCGTAAAGAACTGTTCCAGCTTCTAGATTTTCTCCAAAGTCTGCCGCTAACGTCAGCTTATCAAAAGCTTTGTCAGCCTTGTCAATAGCGTTGATTGTCGCTCCATGCGCACCGTTACCCAAGTGCATACCTTTGTAAGCCAAAGAACGTTTCTTGATTTTCAATGTGGTATTGGAGCCTGTCGTAAACTTCTCATATACTTCCACACGGATAGCCACTTGGGATGTTTTCTTCACCAAGTCAGCTGCAATCGGTGTGAATGAGGGCAAGTACGAGCCGACAACGAGGTTGGTTGTGTCCAACTTATACGGACCTCTGCGTCTGCGTCCGGTTTCTACGTCGTAGCGTTCTTCCTGCTCAACTTCCGGTTCAAGATTATATTTAAATCCTGCTGCCATAAAATCACTGTTTTTGTTGTTCTACAATTTCTTTAGTGTCGTCTGCAATCATTTTCGCAAACGCCTGAGTCTCATTTTCCAGTTCTTTTTTTGCTGTATCTGGAGGAACTACACCCTTAAAGCCGTCATTCGCAAACTCCTGCTTCAAGTCCTTGAAGTATGCGTCCAAGTCCTCATCGTCCTTAATGGCGCATCGTTTGGCGTAGTTTTCGGGAATACCATACTCCTTTGCCTTTGCCAAAATCTGCTGGCTACGTGTTGCTTGAGCCTTTTCCGTTTCTAACTGTGTTAGCTTATCAGAAAGGTTCTTGTTGGAGTCAATTAAAGCTTGCGCCCATGCAGGCACATCGTCTTTATTCTCTTCCGTTTTGGTGGTTGTGGTAGTCTCGATTGGCTTACCGTCTTTAAGGTTATGCCTCTTCTCGTAGTTAGTCACTGCCGTTTTTGAAGCATCCCCGGCACGGAAATCACCATAGGAATTAAGCACGTCCGAAAAACTGATACCCTCAACAATGGAGTTTACTTTTGTCTCGTCCGTTACACCCTCTGCCTTTTTGGTGGCAATGCGGGTAAGAATAGCAGTGTCCACCCCAGCGAATTTCTGTTGTAGCCCTGCCAAGATTTGTTCTAAGATTGTCATACCGTATGAATTTGATTTATAAATTTCTACGGTAAATTTCGGCATTAATAAAGCAGATGAGAAATTATCAGATAGACGATATACGACAATGAAGCGATTGTCGTAAAATGATAAAAAAAGGCGTGAAACCAATGGAATCACGCCTTCAAAATTATTACTATTTACTTCTTTACAGCTTTCAGCTTAATCATTTCATTATACCCATAAGGAGTTAAAGTCCAATATACATTTGTATCTTTTATCCCCCTTTTCTTTTCACTTTTAGCTATCAAACCTAATGATGAAAATTGAATTAATATGGTATAAAAATCCTCACTTAGAAGTTCTACAAAAGATTTATAATTAAAACGATAATCACGAAAACATAATTCTCTTAATGCTTGGTTTATGCCAAATTCTGTTGCTTCATTTATCATCATTGGAGCTAAATAAGCAAATAATTTATTCCATGTAGTATTTAACTCTACACTTTGTTCATGCGGAGAAATGAAATGCAAACAAACAGAATCTTCTCCTTGTTTTAACATTTCACTTCCCACTGGAGGAGTTACTTTTATTTCCTCTATTTGCTTAATCAACTCTTCATTTTCTTTCCTAAGAGCCAAAATTTCTTTATTTGCATCTGCACTCGATACTTCATTTGCCTTTACCCATCCTACACGAGGATTGGTTTTGATCAAAGAATTTAAACTTAACACGACTTGAGAAGCTAGTCCGTCAGCGTTATCCCAAAGTTTGCATAGTTTCTTTTTGACTTCAGATTTGAAACTCTCTAATTTCTCTTTGCATTTGGGATTTGATTCGATTTTTATGCCTGGCAATATTCCTGGATTCTTATGTACAAACGAAATCACCGGAACTCCTTGTTCAATTGCATATTCAAACTCTTTTTGCGTATAGCTTTTCCCTGATTCTTCCTCTATTGATCCATAACGTCCAGCAACAATCAAAACATAATAGTCACACTCACGTATAAGACTTTTAATAACCTCCCATTGTGATGAATCCGAAGCATTAAAATACTCCATTCCTACAGGAAAGCAATTCATTTGCAAAAGTGCCTCCATTACTTTTTTTCGCTCTTCCTGTAAGTCCTCATACGTTGAACTAACAAATACTTGATATTTCTTTTCCATAGTAACCTTATCGTAGATTTAGAGTTTACACTCCCAACACTATATTAGCATCAATATTTAGCTTCCGGCTTATCTCACGAGCAACTTTTAAAGTAGGTTCACATTTACCGGATATATAATCACTTAACCGTGATGGGCTGACACCAACCAACTTTGCAAGTGATTTTTGATTAAGCCCCATTTCGTACATACGAAGTTTAAGAACATCCACAAGTGTTGGTTCTCCCAATG